GATAAATTTTGGAATAACTACTTTCCTCCGAATGGTTGGAATTGTAGATGTACTACTTTACAAAGTGATGATACTGATAAGACTTCTTTAAAAGGATTTGTAAAACCATCAAGCGTTCCGGATGTATTTATGATGAACGCTGGCAAAGATAAAATAGTATTTAGCGAAAAACATACTTACTTTAAAGTTGCTAAACAGGATGAAAATTTGGCTGCTAATAATTTTAACATGCCGAAGCCTAGAATGGAGATGCCTAAAATGCCAGAGCCAGTTAAGGTTAATGAGTTTGTTCCTGCTAAAGATATTAAGTAAGCTGAAGAAAGAATAAATAGTTTAGGTATCGGATTAAATGCAAAATCAATGAAAATAGATCATTTAAATAAAATATTAGAAGCTACTGAAATAGTACCAATAAAAGCAAGACCAACTAATATATATGATAGAGCTGGATATGAATCAACTTATGGAAGAAAAATAAACAGAAAATCATCAGAATTTCAAGGTATGGCTATGAAAGCAGAAGTTTTTGATAAAAAAACAATGCAATTTTCACAAGAAAAAGCACTTATAATAAATTCAAGAGAATTTAAAACTCCAACAGATATAACTTTAAAGAAAATAAAATTTAATGATTATTACTCATCTCAAAAAGAAGGTAACAAATGGTATTTAAATACATTTGATGGATCTACACATTACCACGAAATGGGACATTTATATGATGTAAATATATCAAATAAAAAAGAATGGATAGATATAACAAATAAATGGCATATTGAAACAAAAGCGGATATGATAAAAGTTTCAAAAGGTGGAGATTTTAGAGGTGAAAATGGAAGCGAAGCCTTTGCTGAAGCCTTTGCTAGTTATTTTGGAAACAAAAAACAAGGATTGCCAAATTATGTAATTGATTTTTTTGATAAAAATATAAAATAATGGAGTTTGATTTGATATGTATTAAATGTAAAAATTACAATGTTATAACTAACACTTGTAAAGCATTTAATGAAGAAATACCTTATGAAATTTATGTAGGTTTAAACGACCACAGCGAACCATTACCAAATCAATATAATGACATAGTATTTGAACCATTAGAGAATGATTAACAACTTAATAGATAAAGGTAACGTAAACGAACAACTAACTAATTCTATACATTTTTTTACACATATTTTATTAAATAAGAATAAAGATGGTTTATATTATTGTCAATTATTCTTTATAGGAATGAACTAATGGCTACTTTTGCGGAACATAAAAAGATATTAAAGGACATACAAGCATTTAAACCTCAACTTGAAAAAGTAGTTGATGCAATGGGTGTTTTGGCTGCAAATCATTTTACACGTTCATTTAGCAATGGCGGTTTTACTGATGAAACATTTGTGCCTTGGAAAAAACGTAAAAGAGGTTTTGAAACTTATAAACGTGGCAAACGTGGTGAAAGTGGAGTTAGAAGTATGGGTATTGATAGAGGGATTTTAATTGGTAAAAGTGGAGCAGGTCGTTTAAGTCGTTCAATTAGAAGTAAAAGATTTGGTTTCTTATCAGTTAAAATTTATACTGATGTACCTTATGCTCAAATACACAATGATGGTTTAATGGGTAGGGCTTTTGGTAAATATTCTTTTAAAATGCCTAAACGTCAATTTATAGGTTATAGTGGTGTTTTAAATAGAAAAATAATATCTAAATTAGATGTTACTATAAAAAGAATATTTAATAAATAATATTATATTTGCAATAATGTCAAAGCTAACTTTATATAATTCTTTAAAAGCTGATTTAGTTGCTATTACTGGCATTAAACATGTTGCTTTGTGGAATAATCAATTGGAGCGTGAAAACGAAGAAAATCCATTCTTATATCCGGCAATCTTTATTGAATTTATGCCTTCTACATTTAGAGATAAGGGCAAATATGCAGTTAGTCAAGAATACGATATGACTGTACGTTTACATGTTTGTTTTGAATCTTATTTAGATGAAGATACAACCATTTTAACGTTATTAGATAATGTTTGGCAAACAGTACACGCAAAGCAGTACGGTATATTTGGAAAACTATTAAGACGTAATGAAGAACAAAATTATGACCATCCAAACGTACAAGTTTACATTCAAGATTATGCTACTTTAGGCAACGATAACAAAACAACAGATACAACAACAGCAACATTAACTCCAGTATTAACTGGTGAAATTGTTTTACCAAATCAAATATAATGGCAAGGTCAATAGCAACAATAATAGCTTTATTAGATGCAGAACAAGCTGCTCAAACTGGATTAAGTGGATTAAACAGTCCTAGTACAACCGCTATTTTCAAACTATGGAAATACATTGTAGCAACCCAAATGTTTTTACAAGAAACTTTGTGGGATATTTATAAAGCTGCTTTAGAATTAACTATTTCAAAAGCCGCTGTTGGAACTTCTGCATGGTTACAAGATAAAGTATTAAAATTTCAATACGATGCTACTACTCCACAAGTATTATCAGTAGGTTCTGATTTTTCAGTTAATTATACTACGGTAGATGCTACTAAACAAATAATTACAAGGGCTGCTGTAAATAGAACGGCGCAAAGAACTGTTTTAGTAAAGGTTGCTAAATCAGATCCGCCTGTTGCTTTATCTGGTCCTGAATTATCTTCTTTAAATGGTTACTTAGATGATATTTGTTTTGCAGGTGTTAATTATGTAGCTACTTCATTAGTAAGTGATAAATTGTATTTAAAAGCAAATGTTTACTACGATGGTCAATATTCTAATACTATTTCAGCGTCTGTTATTAGCGCAGTTAATGTTTATTTAGCTACATTACCTTTTGATGGTAAGATTAAATTAAGTGCTATTGTCGATTCCATACAAACTGTAACAGGTGTTAACGATGTTGTTTTAGAAGATGTTGCTGTTAGAGCAGATGCAACGGCTTTTGCTAGTAAAACTTACATGGTACAAGGAAATACAACACTTATTCCATTATATCAATTAGCTGCTGGTTATATTATTGAAGAAACAACTGCAAGTAATACATTTACAGATACATTAACATTTACTCCTCAGTAATGGCAATATACGATTATGATAATCAAATAGTAGGTGAACAACTTACGCCACCAGTACTAAGAACTGCTAAACAATTATCGTGGATTAATACGTTAACTGCTGCTGTTCAAAATTTATGGTATTTAATATTTGAAGATTATAGAGTTGGGAGTGTTTATCCAGACTATGGTTTTTTCACACAATATTATGTAGGTGATAGAGTTTTATTTGCGGATAAATCAATTTACGAATGTATAAGCAATTCATTAAATATTAGCTGCCTTGATACAACTAAATGGGTTAAAGTAAATGATATTTTTATTGGTAGTGATGAACGTGTAAAATATTCAGCTCAAAAATTGCTATTTGAATATGCTTTAAATAAATTTTTTATAAGTAGTGGCATTTATATTACTAATAATTTTATTGATGTTGGAGATATATTTGTAATGGACACAAATAGCACAGAATCATCTGTTATGCCTTTAGATAGCTTTTATCAAGAAGATTATATGGATTTAACCGCTACTTATGCAAGTGGTATTTATGATTATACTATATTTGTGCCAATAGCTGATTATACAACATTAGGATCAAGTGCAAATGCAATTATAAGAACCTTTGCTGATAAATATAATTTAGCAGGGTTTCAATACGATATTCAAACATATTAAAATTAAATAAATGAAAAAAATAAGTGTAAATCAAATTATAAGTGTTACTAGAAAACAACCGTTTACAGGAAATTCATTAAAGTTTTTACAAGATGCTTTAGATGAAGATAAAGCTGGTATTATTAAGGCTTTTATAACTCAAAGCGTAGGATCGTATTCCTTAACAACTCCTTATGTTATTAGTGGATGTGTAGTTAGTGACGCTGGCAAAGATGTTACAGCTGGAGAAATATTTTATGGCGGCAAATATTATGAAACAACAGCCGTAAATGGTACTACAAATGTAGCTCAATTTATATTAACTAAAACACAAGATGCAGTTGCTGATCCATTAGAATTTACAAATGGAGATATTTTAAACGTTCACGATATTTATAAATATGTTGCAACAGATGTGGCTAGTGGTGGAGATTTTACAAGTGCTGCTTTAGTTAGTGCTTATGGTAGTGGTAAAATAGCAGTAGAATTAACAAACGCAACTCAAACTGATTCTGGTGGAACTTATATAGACATGACTTCATTGTCATATACTATACCTAAAACAGCAAAATATAAAATTACACTATTAGCTAACCCTCAATCTGCAACTGGTTCATCAGGAAGTTTACCTGTTGACGTTCAAGCTGCATCTTTTTTTAGAATTTATAATTCAACAGATTCAGTTGTTTTAGATGAAAAATTTGTTCAAAATAGAGCTTATTTAGATTTAGGTACCGCAGGTTCTTATATATTAAATTTAACTTCTAGTTTTTCTGTTAATTGTTCTACTATTGTAACATTAACCGCTGGTAAAGTAATTAATGCACAATTCAGAACATATTTTGGTTCAACAACAACAACCAAAAATAAAATGTTTATTGAAGAAATATAATTAAAGTTTAATCTTATCGATTAAATATTTCTTTAACTCAGTAAACTCCAACTCTTTTAAATAAGGATTGGTTTCAATTATAGCGTAGTGAATGTTTATTATTTCACGAGTCAAATCACTTTCGTTAATTCCTTTTTTAAGTGAATCAAGCATAAATTTATTTTTATCAACTCCACTAATGCGAGTTGTAATTCTTACTTTATAAGATAGCATTTTACGTCTTATATCATCTTCAGAATGTTCTTTTCCCATATATTATAGTTACTATATTGATATACAACAAATTTAGTAATTAATTTTGTAATATGGACTTTAAATACATAAAAAATATATCTGAAAACGAAGCCACTATTTTGTTATACAACCAAATAGGTGATTCAGTTGATGAGAATGGAATGTATGTAAGTGGAATCTCAGGTTCTGCATTTGCTTATGAAATGCAATACTTACAAGATAAATGTAAAAAAATCAATGTTCGTATTAATTCTATTGGCGGTAATGTATTAGATGGTTATTCAATCGTTTCTGCAATACTTAATTCAACTGTTAAATGTGATACTTATATTGATGGTTTAGCTGCAAGTATAAGCGGTGTTATTGCAATGGCTGGAGATAAATGTTATATGGCTGATTATGGAACTATGATGTTACACAATCCTAGCGGTGGTAATAGTGAAGATGTTTTAGCATTAGTTAAAAACACTTTAGTTACTATATTATCTAAAAGAACAAAGTTAGATGAAGATACTATCAATAAAATGATGGATGCTGAAACATGGTTAAATGCTAATCAATGTATGGAAATGGGTTTAGTTGACGTTGTAGTTAAGTGTGATAAGAAAATTAAAATGAGTACCAATAGCCTAAATGAAATGGCTTTAATTTATAATAAATTAATAAATAAAAAACCGAACATGGAAAAAATAACAAACGTGTTAAAGTTATCTAATGAAGCAACTGAAGTTGAAATCGTTGCAGCTATTGAAGATAAGGACACACAAAACGCAGAATTACTTTCTGAAAACGAAACTTTAAAAGCTCGTTTAAAAGAAATTGAAGATGCTGAATTAGCAAAGGTAGAAGCCGAAGCTAAAGAATTAGAAACTAAATCTATTGAATTAGTTGAAAACGCTATCAAAGCTAAAAAGATTGAAGAATCTGCAAAAGATGAAACTATCAAATTAGCAATTGCAAACTTTGGAGCAGTTGAAAACATGTTAAGTAAAATTAACAATGTTAAAGATGCTGTTAAAATCTTTGATGCTAAAAACATTGAGAACAAAGACACGAGAGCTGATTGGACTATTCGTGATTGGGAGAAAAAAGACGTTAAAGGATTAGAAGTAATCAAAAATGAAACTCCTGCAATTTATACTGAAATGTACAATAAATTTTACAATAAAAAATAACATAAAAAATAAAAACTAAAAATCATGGCATTACAAAAAGAACAATGGCTGTCCGATATTCAAGAGAATTTATTCAAGGACAACGCAATCATCGCTCGTGCAACTAATCACGATGGATTCGTAAACTACAAAACAGTTCACGTTCCGCAAGCTGGAGCAAATCCAACTATTACTAAAAACTTAGGTTCATTCCCTGCGGCTATCACACAAAGAACTGATAGTGAATTAACTTATTCAATGGACACTTACTATGTTCAACCAATTCACATTGAAGCTGGTCAAGAAACTGCTTTTTTATCTTATGACAAACGTATGTCTATTTTAAATCAACACGTTTCTACATTAGAAGATGTATTAACTAACAACGCTTTATACAAGTGGGCGCCAAGTGGAGCAACTCGTCAAGTACGTACTACTGGTACTGCTGTTGGAACTGCTTTAGCACCTTCTGCAACTGGTACTCGTAACGCTATCACTTTAGCTGATATTTTAAAAGCAAAATCTATCTTAGATTCTGAAAACGTACCTTCTGCTGGTCGTGTTTTATTATTGCCTTCTGATATGTATAACGCACAATTATTAGCAATTGCTGATGTATATCAAGCACAATCTTATGGTACTTCTGCATTGCCCTCAGGTGTTGTTACTCGTATTCATGGATTTGATGTTATGATTCGTTCAACAGTTGTTGTTTATGATAACACTGCAACTCCAGTTATTAAAGCTGTTGCTGATAGTGGTACTCCTTCATCTCCTGCTGCAACTGATAACTTAGGTGCATTAGCTTACCATCCTAATTTTGTTGCTAAGGCAATGGGTTCTACTGATGTATTTATTACTGAACAAGTAGCTGAATACTATGGTTCAATCGTATCTGCAATGCAATTATTTGGAGCTTCTAAAATGCGTACAACTCAAACAGGTGTTGTTGCAATCGTTCAAGCATAATTATAAATTACAAGGGAGTTATTGATTTAACTCCCTTCTATAAAAAATATTAAAATGACTTTAGAATTAGCAAAAGAATTAGCAAAAAATGAAATGGATAAATCAAATGTTGTTGTTGTAACAAGCGACAAAGCTATTTATTTATTAAAAGAAATTGCTGAAATTGAAGTTATAAAAAATCATGCGGATTTAAACAAATTAGAAATGTTTGTTGTAAAACCAAGTGAAGAATTAACTGCTGAAAAAGTAGTTATAGAAAAACCAAAAAAGAAAAAATAACCTTTAAAAAATTATAAATGGCAAACGACGTTATATTTAACAAAGGGCAAGGCGGTTTAGGTAGACCATTAGCAGGAACTGATTATATTTCAGGCTTACTATTTTATACAGCGGCTTTACCTAGTGGTTTTACAACTACTAATAGAATTAAAACCGTTTTTTCAGTTGAAGATGCAGTTGCATTAGGTATTACAAATACATCAATTGGAGAAACAAAAAGTACAGCAACTTATTTAGTAACTAATAAAGGAGCAAGTGGAGATACTCACAAATTAACATGTGCTGTTATTGATAGTGTTAATCCAACTGCAAGTAAAGCTGCAAATGGCATTGTTACTCTTTGTAATTATACTCAAATTGCTGCTGATATTATTTCAGTTGATACTGCTGCTACTCGTTTAGCTGCTGAAATTAACTTAGGAACTCCAACACATGGATTTACTGCTGTTGCTACAACTGCAACGGTAACAATTACTGCACCTGCTGGTCAAGGTGTATTTTTAAATACTGGCACTCCTTACGTTTCAACTGTTGTTGGTACATTAGCTGGAACATTAACTCAAAATGTTGTTGTAGGTGTTCCATCTGAAATTGATATTTTATATTACCACGTTTCTGAATTTTTTAGAATACAACCAAAAGGTAAATTATACATTGGCGTTTATGGAATAGCTGATGCAACTACTTTTGCAAGTGTTACTTTAATGCAAAACTTTGCACAAGGCGAAATTGTACAATTAGGTATTTATCAAAAAACAACTGCATTTGCAACATCACAAGTAGCAACATTACAAGCAGTTTTAGACGCTTTAGAAACTAATCACAAAACAATTTCATCTGTTATTTATCAAGCTGATTTAAGTTCTGTAACTGATTTAACTACATTAACAAATCTTAAATTATTAAGTGCTAAAAATGTAACAGTTTGCTTAGGACAAGATGGAGATAATAACGGTTTTAAATTATTTAAAGCTACCGCTAAAAGTATTGGCTGCATGGGTACTACACTTGGTGCTGTTGCCTTAGCAAAAGTAAACGAAAGTATTAGATGGATTGCTAAATTTAATGTAGCGTCCGCTGAATTTGATACTTTAGCATTTGCTAATGGTACTTTATATACAACTGTATCAGATGGTACTATTGTTAATTTAGATTCTTTTGGTTACAACTTTGTAAAGAAAGAAATCGGTTTAGTAGGTTCTTATTTTAGTAGACCAAATACATGTATATCATCAACAAGTGATTATACTTTTATCTACAACAATAGAGTAATTGACAAAGCAATCAAAGGTTTAAGAAGTTTCTTATTGCCTTCATTATCTAGTCCATTAGTAGTAAATGCAGATGGTACTTTAGCTGAAGATACAATTGGTTTCTTTAATTCACTTTGTGAAAGAGCTTTAGAAGTAATGCAACGTGATTTTGAACTATCAGCATTTAGTGTTACAATAGATCCAAGTCAAGATGTATTAACTGACAATGAATTAACTATTGCTGTTAAATTAGTTCCAGTTGGTGTTGCTGATACAATTACGGTTAACATAGGTTTCGCATTATCAATTTAAAAAAATAAAAAGACATGGCATATCCAATAGCACCGTTAATTAACGGTAAATCATATGAGTGGGCTGATATAGTTGTAAACGTTTTAGGCGTTCCAATTATCGGAATCACGAACATTGAATACGAAGAAAAACAAGGCATGGAAAATATTTACGGAGCTGGTCGTTTTCCAGTATCTCGTGGGTATGGTAAAATAGAACCAACTGCTAAAATGACTGTATTAATGGAAGAATTAGAGAATATACAACTTGTTGCGCCATTAGGTCGCATCCAAGATATTCCTGAGTTTGACATTATTGTTATTTATTTAGATGCTGCATTAATTACTCGTAAACATGTATTGAAAAATTGCAGATTTATGAATAATAAGCGTACATCTTCAAGCGGAGATACTTCAATCCCTGTTGATTTAGAATTAATTATTTCACATATTCAATATTTATAATTTATTTATTATATTTGTAGAAAAATACAAATATGAAAAGTCAAATTGAATTAGAAACTGAATTAGAAAAATTAAAAAAAACTCATAAAGTAGTAAGAACTTTAGAAGTATTTTTAGATACTGATACTGAAGAAACTGCTACTTTATTTTTAAAGAAACCAGATAAAACAACACGTTCTTTAGTTAGTAAATTAGTCAATCAAGATAAATTTAGTAATGCAGTTGTAGCTTGTTTAAATGCTCTTTACATTGGTGGAGATGAATTAAAATTAGTTACTGAAAATGATGATGCTATTGAAAGTGCTGGAATGGGAGTTGTTGATTTATTAACTGTTCAAAAGGCAATTTTAAAAAAAAATTAGATTATTATAAAAAGCAAATAGAAACGGATGAGATAGCAAAAAACAATGCACTTATCCGTTTTTTTTATAGAGAAAATCCTGAAAGTTTATCAGATAGCCAATGGGCTAAAAGAGTAGCGGAAATGGATTATTGTTTAAAGTATCAAGGCACTAGAGTAGATAAAATAGATGGCTAACAATTTAGAATATACATTAAGACTAAAGGATTTATTTAGTAAAACTATGCAGGGTGCTTCTAATCAAGTAAAAGGATTAGATGGCAAAATGAGTGCTTTGAAAAAAGGTATAAGTGGAGTTGGCACTATGATAGCAGGAGCGTTTGCTGTTGGTGCTGTTGTATCATTTGGTAAAGCGGTAATTGAAAGTTTAAAGAATTATCAATATTTTCATGCAAGTCTTAAAACTATGTTGCAAGGAAATGAACAAGCTACCAATGCTTTAGAAGGTCAATTAATATCTTTAGCAAAAACAACTCCATTTGAATTAACCGAAGTACAAACCGCTACTAAACAATTAATGGCTTATGGTTTTAAAGCTGGTGATGTTGTTGAAACTATAAGAACTTTAGGTGATGTTAGTAGTGGTATTGGTGCGCCATTAGGTGACATAGCTTATTTATATGGTACATTAAAAACTTCAGGTCGTGTTACCTTAATGGATTTAAGACAATTTGCAGGTCGTGGTATTCCTATTTACGAAACATTAGCAAAAAGATTAAATACAACTACCGCAGAAATTAATGGTTTAGTTTCTGCTGGTAAAATAGGGTTTAGAGATATTGAAGGAGCGTTTAAAGATATGACTTCGGCTGGCGGTCAATTTTTTAATTTAATGGATGCTCAATCTAAAACAGTTGGTGGTCAAATATCAAATATGGCTGATAATTGGGAACAATTAAAAGTTAAAATAGGTCAATCACAAACTGGAATTATAGCAGGAACTACTTCATGGATTAATAATTTATTAGATGGTATTAATAGAGGTATTGATGCTATGAATTTATTAGATAAGGCTTTTGAAAAAAATGATAAATTACAATATAATTTCTTTGAAAAATATGTTGGTAAATCTTATGATAAATATTTTGGAATGTTTGGAGCTGATCCTAGAAAAGGCGGTCAAGCTGAAATGGAGCAATATGCAGGTCAAACTAAAGAACAATATGTAGATAGTTCAAAAGATAGAGCAACCGCTTTAAGAAATCAAATTTCATTAAATGTAATGATGAAAATGTTGACTTTAGATAAGAAAATGGAATCTTTAGAAAAAAATAGAAGAATTGCAATATTAAATGAATTAAAAAATAAAAATTTAGATAATTTAGCTTTATTTGGAATGAAAGAAAATAAAGGTTTAGCAACTGAAGGAGCTGGAGGTGTTGATGGTGGCAAAGGTGTTAAATCATTAGGAACAGGAACTGAAGTAACAGGACAACGTCCACAAGCAATAAACATAAACATAAATGAATTGGTTCACGAATTAAACATTCAAACAAATAATATGATTGAGGGAGCTGGTAGAATGAAAGAATTAGTAAGCAAGGCATTATTAGAAGCAGTAAACGACATTAATTTAATTGCAATGGCATAATGAATAATAATTTTAAACCAAACGTAAAAGGACAAGCGGAATTAATATTAAAAAGTGCTGGAGGTGCTGCTGCAAAAACAGCCATTCATGCTGCGTTTGTTAATTATAAAGAAGTTGCAAAAGAGCAAGGTTTATTTGATGTAACAACATTAATTGAAACTAAAAAGGGTAAATTTGGACAACCAATATTTGATGAATTTACTTTTTTAGCTAGCCAAATTAATCCTTTGACTTATGAAACAAGTGTCGATTTTGGAATCAATGCAATAAGAATTATAGATAATTTTACTTTTGAAACTGCTTTAATTGAAATTAACCAAACTAAGAATATAGTTAAAACTTCAATTAGCGGATTAAATGGAACGGTTAAAGAATACATGAGTAATGGTGATTTTATTATTAATTTAAAAGGTGTTATTGTTGGTGATATTGCTAATCAAAGACCTGACAGAAACGATTTAAACGCTTTAGTAGCTTTTTTAAACGCTCCATTAACAATACCTATAAGCTGTTCATTCTGTGAGGAATTAAAAATTTCAAGTGTAGTAATTGAATCGTATAGATTAGGTCAAAGAGAGGGTGCAAGAAATATAATTGACATTGATATTAATATGGTATCTGATTCACCTATTCAATTAAGTGTAAGTGCTGAACAAAAAGATATATTCTCAAAAAGAGTTCCATACGTTCAAAAATCAATGTTTTAATGCTACAATGTCAATGTAACATATCAATTACTTCAAAAGGTACTAATAGAAAAGTTAGTTTTAATTTTGTACATTCTATTGAAATAGAAAGTAGCTATGAGAATTTAACCGATACTTGCAAAATTACATTACCTAGAAAATTAACATTTGAAGGTAAAAAATTATTTGAAGGCAATGATCCTATATTTAAACGTGGTGATAATATTGAAGTTCAAATAGGTTACGTTCCAAATATAACAACCGTATTTGTTGGTTATATTAAGAATGTAGGAACAAATGTACCAACGGTATTAGAGTGCGAAGATGAAATGTATTTGTTAAAACAATGGACTGTTAACTATCCTAAAAAAATAGATTTAATAACTAAAAGTAAAAAAGGTAAATTATTAATACATCCTAAAGAAGTTCCGTTTACAGTAAAATTAAAGGAATTATTAGATTATTGTTTAAGCGACCACGACATTGAATTTGATGTAATTGATAATATTGATTTAGGTCAAAGAAGATTTGTTAATATGACTCCTGCTGGCGTTTTAGATAAACTTAAATCGGAATACGGTTTGTATTCTTATTTTATAGATAAGATAAATAAAACAACAGGCAAAAAAGAAATTGACGCTAAAACAAATAAACCAGTTAGAGTTTTACATGTTGGTTTTGCAAACGATGCTGCAATCACACACGAAGCTAGTTTTAAAATGGAGGAGGTTATTATTAATAGTGATACTCTAGAATGGTCAAGGGCTGAAGATGTAAGAATACAATGTTCTGCAATTTCAATGTTTCCTGACAATACTAAAAGTGATCCTATTATTGTTGGTGATCCAGATGGAAACCAAATTACTATCCATAAGTACAATATGAATGCTTCAGCTTTAAAATTTGCGGCTGAAGAATGGATTAAGGAAAATAAATACACTGGTTATAGAGGGGACGTTGAAACATTTGGGGAGCCAGTAATGAATCATGGAGATAGGGTTAAATTAACAAGTGTAAAATTGCCTGAAAGGGATGGGACATTTTTAATTAAGAAAGTTAAAAGAATTTATAGTGTAGATGCTGGCAATCATCAAATATTCACATTAGGAGCAAAAGTAGGATAATGAGTAAAGATTTAAGAGATGCATTAAGGAGTTTAGTTAAGCCAAATAACGATGGTTTTGCTAAAGTTTGCACAGTTGATAGTGTTGATTTAACAACCTTAACATGTTATTGTGTGCCTTTAAATGAAGATGCTGATATTATTAATGTACGTTTAATGGCTAATATTGACAATGGATTTTTATTGATTCCCGAAGTTGATAGTATAGTTGTTGTATCATTTTTGAGTGATAGTTCGGCTTATGTGTCTTTAGTTAGCAAAGTTAGCGAAGTACATCTAAACGGTAAAAACTTTGATGGTTTAGTGAAAGTTCAAGAATTAACTGATAAATTAAACGCTTTAGAAAATAAGGTAAATGATTTAATAACTGCATGTAGCAGTCAAATAGTTACATTAGCACCGAGCGGAACGTTTCCTTTGGCTTCGTTTTTTACATCAGTAACTCCATTAGTTCCAACACAACAATTAGAAATAGAAAACATAACAATATTACAAGGAGATGGCAGTTAAAGATATAACATTAGATGATAATTTTGATTTGATTATTGAAAACGGAGATTTTAAAATCTCTGATTCTGATATGCAACACATTCAATTAATCTGTATAACCGATTTAGGGCATTGGAAAGAATCACCTTTATTAGGAGTTGGAATTGAAAAATACATTGCATCAAGCGGTCAAACAGACGCTTTAAAGCGTAGTATTAATGTACAATTAGCATCAGATGGTTATAAGGTAAATGATATATTAGTACAAGGCACAAACGAAAATTTTACATATTCAATAGATGCAGAAAGAAGTTAAGGTTTTAAACGGTCAAACTATTTTTGATATAGCATTATTTTGCTATAACGATGCTTCTTTAGTCTATAATTTAATATCAGAAAATACTAATATTACTGATATAAATATGGATTTAACAGGATTAAATTTGTTTTATACTCCTATTGAAACTGTTAAATACGAAGCTAAACAAAACACTCAAACATTAAATAAAGTAGTAACAATAAAAAAAGAACAAAGCCTATTTGACTTATCTTTGCAGTATTACGGTGATGTTGAAAGCGTTTATAATTTAATACAAAGTAATAGTTATTTAGATAGTATTTTAACTGATAATTTTAATGCAAATGTGTTAAATTATACAAGTGAAATAAATTATGTAAATAGTTATTTTAGTAAAAATTTAATAGATATTGCAACAAAACCAAATTTAATAAATAATTATTTACTTCAAGAAGATGGTAGTTATTTATTACAAGAAGATAATTTTAAAATTATACTATAATGCCAGATAAAAAAATAAGTGATTTAACAAGTGCTGGAGCATTAAGTGGTAGTGAATTATTGCCTATTGTTCAAAGTGGAACTACTTTTAAAACTTTATTAAGTACATTAAGTACCTTTGTTTCTACTGATGTTAACACAAATGCAGTTAATAGAGTTACTGTTAAATTATCACAAGCAATTAATAAAGGACAAGCGGTTTATGTTTCAAGTGCAAATGGAACTAATATAATCGTTTCTAAGGCATCAAATACAAGCGAACCTACAAGTAGTAAAACTATTGGTTTATTAGAAACAACTGGAGCAACTAATGCTATTGTAAATGTAATTACTGATGGTTTATTAGCCGGCTTAAATACTAATAGTGCAACTATTGGAGATCCAGTTTGGTTAGGAGTTAATGGAGATTTAATTTATGGTTTAATTAATAAACCTTATGCTCCTACTCATTTAGTTTATATTGGTGTTGTTACTCGAGTAAGTGCAACAGTTGGTGAGATATTGGTTAAAGTTCAAAACGGTTTTGAATTAAAAGAAATTCACGATGTCGATTTGATTAGTAATACTCCTAAAAATAACGATGTTTTAACTTACGAAAGTGCGACTAGTTTATGGAAAAACAAGCAAAGCAACTATTTACAAATAGTATCAAAAGATATAACGGATAGCGCAGCCTTAACAGGTACAACTGCTATCACTTTAATGAAATCTATTTTAATACCCGCTAATACTTATTTGATAGGCGATGTTGTAAAGATATTAAATAGAGTAAGTAGAAATACAACTACTGGAACAGCTTCAAATTACTTTTACATAAATACAACAAATAGTTTAACAGGTGCTACATTAATAGGAATACAAAGTGGAGTTTTTAGATTTTATTCAATGGATCGTAATTTATATATTAAATCAACAATAACTACTGAAACATGTAGTAATGCCCTTTCAGCTAATAGCGACGAAGGTGTATCGCTTGTGGTTTCCAAACAAAACTTAAATATTGACTGGTCTGTTAATCAATATATTATTGCGGCTTTTCAAAATGCAGGGACGGGAGAAAGTACAATTATGAGTTCACTAATTATACAAAAATATTAATGGAAAATTTAATAAAAATAAATAATACAATTACTTGGCGAAATATTGAAAACGCTGAAATAATTGACGTTCAAAAATTAGACGAACTTGCTTTGAATTTAACCTTAGCAGAATATAACACTTATTATTTTGACTATCCAAATACTAGCGTGAATGATATTAACTATAAAAATATTGACGAATTAATAATTATACTAAAAACAAAATAAAATGGCACAAGAATTAGAAAAAATAGCAGGAAATAATGGATCTAAATTAATTACAGGAACTTCTGCAAATACTATTAATCATACAGCATTATATGTACGTGAAGATACTGTTATAAATGTTTTAACTGGAGTAAATGATTTAGGAGCTGCAACTGATTATAAAGTTTCTTTAGGATTAAGTGGCGCTACTTTAAAGGCTGGTGATTATTATTGCGTACCTATGAATAATAAACTAACAGCGTTAACTTTAACAAGTGGCTCAGTAATATTATACTAATATGATAATAGGCAAAGCAATAAGTCCTTTTGCATTAAGGAAAAAAGGTACAGCGGTTGTTCCAACGGATGCCGATGCTCAATTATTTATAACTGCAACGGGTATTAGTGGCACAAATGCAACTGCTACAAATCAGTTAGTTATTGACTTAAAGGCTGCTAACATTTGGACTAAAATGAAAGCTATTTATCCAATGGTTGGTGGAACTGCAACAACTTGTAAATTTAATTTAAAGGATTCGCGCGACCTCAATGCAGCTTATAGATTAACGTTTTTTGGTGGCGGTACGTTTTCAAGTAACGGGTATCAAAGTAATGGAACTAATAGTTATGCAGATACTTTTTTAATACCTTCAACTGCTTTTGCAAATACAAATAATCATTTATCTTTTTATTCAAGAACAAGTGCAAATGTAGGTATTACAGATATGGGAGCTTATTGGACTAATTCGCCAGCTACAAACCCATCCACATACACAGCAGTTTATTCATTTGGTGTTGGCAGAAGTATAGATACTAATGCTGTTGGTTATTTATCTAATGACGATACAAATAGAATACAATACACTCAAACAAATGCTAGTGGTATGTTTGTGCTTTCAAGAACTGCAAATAATTCTTTAAAAATGTATCAAAATAATATTTTAAAGCAAACAAATACAGTTGTGGCATCTTCAGTATTTAATACTTTGCCGCAAAATAGTATATTTATAGGTGCTACAAATTATAGGGATTCAGGAACTGTAAGCGTGCTACAATATAGTGCTAAACAATGTGCGATTGTTATTTTAACCCTATCCAAGACTTAAATGATAATTGGGTTATTAGCGTTGAGGAAATGGCTAATTGCACCAATGAATTATTTATGTGGGTTAAAGATTTACCATTAATTATTTACGAACCAAAACCAAGCCCACCACCATTTAACTAGCTATGAAAGAACTTGCGTCCTTAGAAAATAAAATAAAATTAATGACTTTTGCAGCTGGCTTAATGTCGATGTACTTCGCTATCAAATCCGATATACGAGAATTATATACCGAAAAACGTTATGAAGTTGAACATTTGCAATATCAGATTGAAGAGATAAAACAAGATTGTTGCGATGAAAAAAGCAAAGAAAAAAAAGTAGTTTATAAAGAACAAATGGCTGTTTTACCTAGTGAAACTAAAATAGAAGCTATATTTTAATGACTGAGCGTAGGCATAACTATTTATTTAAAGATATGGAATTACAATTAAAGCGTGAAATATTTACCGAACAAAGCACTATTGGTACTTTAACTATTAACGGTGAGTTCGAATGTTTTATTTTAGAGGATAAGGATAGAGGGTTAAGCGATGCTTTAAGTTTAGAACAAATACTGAAAGTTAAAGTGTACGGTAAAACTGCTATTCCATACGGACGCTATGAAGTTGACTGGACAATGAGTGCTAGGTTTAAAGTGTTTATGCC